TGGAATTTAAATAGTGCTTCAAATATGGATTATATGTTTCACAATTCAGCATTTAATCAAAACATATCAAATTGGGATTTAAGAACAGCTGGCACTACGATGATAGGTACGACAAGTCCAAACACATATCCACAAGCAAATTATACGGATACTATGGTAGGATGGGCAGTATATGTTTACACAAATTCCGGACCATTTAATGTGCAATGGACATTGACATCACCAAGTTTGGATTTAACAAGAACAAGTGATAATGCTTCCGGTCAAACATATGCGGTTAAATATGGTGCGGATTGGACAGCGACAGGGTGGACAAACGCCCAAGATGCTTATGATTATTTAACGGGTGCAACCGCTGGTTGGACAATAAATTAAAGATATGACGGAAATACCAAATGTTGATTTGTGGTTTATTTGTAGAAATGAAGATTTAAGCGTAATACATTATTTTTTCAACCCAGCTAACCACCGACTTGGAACGGGACAACCAATAGTGGAAGAATACACGAATGAATCAGATTGGTTGATAAGATTAGCAGAATTAGGAATCACACCAGATCCTCCAGCAGAATGAAACTATCTAAGAACCTATCGCTAAAAGAAATGACTAAGAGCAGGACTGCTTTACGAAGGGGTATAGATAATAGTCCAACGCTAGAACACATAGAGAATATGAAAGCCCTAGCAGAAAACATCTTTCAGCCCATTAGAGACCACTTTGGAGTTCCTATATATATTTCCTCTGGATATCGCTCTGAAGCTCTTAATAACGCCATAGGAGGTAGTAAAACATCTCAACACAGCAAAGGACAGGCTATAGATCTAGACAGAGACGCTCACTCTCAGCCACATAACTCAGATTTGTTTATCTTTGTAAAAGATAATTTGGATTTTGATCAAATGATTTGGGAATTTGGTACGGATGACAATCCTGATTGGGTTCACATTTCTTACAATCCAGATGGAAAACAAAGAAACCAATTGCTTGTTGCTTACAAAGACAGTAACAACAGAACACGTTACAAACAATGGAAGAAAAAATAAATCAGTTACTGGAGGGACAAGCTATCATCACAACCAAGCTAGAAGAAATTAGCAAGCAAAAGAACGACCACGAAAACAGGATTAGAAGCTTAGAGAAAAAGTTTTGGACTTCATTAGCCATCTTTGGAGCTAGTCTTGGTACGTTCATCGAAGGAATCCTAGGTAAATGAAAACTAAATTAAAAGACACAAAGGTCGGTCAGTTTTTAAAAACAAAAGCACCTAAAATATTAGACGTTATCGGAGATGTGTTACCAGACAGTGGTAGTCTCGGAATCGTAAAAAACCTCATCTCACAAGATCCTGATTTAACACCTGAAGAAAAAGCAGAGCTACACGCTCAGATAGTAGAGGTTTACAAGTTAGAGGTAGAGGATAGAGATTCAGCAAGAAAAAGAGAAATAGAAGTTTCTAAAGTAAAAAAGTTTGATTTAATGTTTAATCTTACAGGATTAGTAGGATTATCTGCTTTTGCTTTCTTAGTTTACGCTATAGTTTATTTAAAAATACCTGAGCACAATAAAGAGATATGGATTCACTTAATCGGTATCACGGAAGGTATAGCTTTGAGTATTACTGGATATTTCTATGGTTCAACTATGAAAGACAAAAAATAACTATCTTTGCAATATAACTTATATTAAATTTAATCAAATGGAAAACGTAAAAGAAAAAACAAAAAAAGTAACTAGTGAAGAATTACAACAATTACAGACTGTTCAAACACAGTTTCAATCGTTAAAATTACAGCTAGGAGACATAGAGTTACACAAGCAAAGTGTAATAAATGACATAAACGAATTAAAAAGTCAGTTTAAGTTGATAGAAGAAAGCTTAATGAAAAAATACGGAAAAGACTCTGTTGTCAACATTAAGACTGGCGAAATAACAGAAAAAGAAAATGGCTAAAATATCCAATACTACCGCTTATCCAAATATAACTCCTACAGCAAGTGATTACTTAGTTTTAACAGACACTTCTACATCTGCTAATTTAACTAAAACAGTTACGGTTCAGGCTTTAGCTGATTTTATAGACGACCAAGTAACACTTCAAGAAGTTTTAGATACAGGGTCTAATGCTACATGGACAGCTGGAAAATGGCAAGGGATTATCAATCTTAGTAAGCCGGGAATACCTGCTAGCGTAATTACTTTAGATGTTAATGGAACTTCAGGTAATACAAATGTTGCATCGGTATACACTAATGGGAATTTAGAAGTTGGAGGAGACACTAAGTCTCAAACGCTAACTGTTCCTGGTTTATCCCAATTGACAACGGTTAATATAGATGGCGGTACTATTGATAACACAAGAATAGGAACTAGTTTAGCCTCTGATGCTAAATTTACAAGTGTAAGTGGAAGTGCAGCTATAACTACTTCAGGTGTTCGAAATGCCAATCCTGCTAATGCAGCCGCAGCTTTAAGGGTTTTTGTGGGTCCTGTTCAGTTTGGTAATACAAGTGGTGCAGGATTTGGAGATGTTGGAAACATAATGATTAGCAATGGTTCAGACGGTACTCCTGAATGGATAGATCAAGCTCAATTAGAGCCAAATCAAGTTCTTAAAGATGTAAGAAACCAGACGGGTGGACCATTAGTAAAAGGAACAGCTGTACATTTAGATCCAAATCCAAGTGGTAATCCATTAGTAGTGGCAGCTGACTACAGAAATAATTCATCGATGCCAGCTAGTGGTTTAGTTTATGAGGATATAGCAACTGGACAAAATGGTAAAATAATACTTGTAGGTTTATTAGAAGCTGTATCTGTTTCTATAAGTGGAACACCAGCAGTAGGAGATGTGGTGTATGTTTCAACAGGTGGGACATTAACGGTAGATAGACCAGTTGCATTTGACGAACAAGTTCAGAACGTAGGTATTATATCAAGAACAGCTGGTCAAACAGATATTCAAGTTACTTGTACAGGAAGAATTAATGACTTACCTAATTTAAGAGCTACAGGAATATTTGTAGGAAGTAATGCACCAGGTGAGGTTGGTAAAGCAGTAGATACTGATATAATAACAGTAGATAATAATAATCCAGTTTTACCTGACTATGATGTAACTATAGGTAATAGTGCTGGAAGTACTGCTTTAGTAAGAGGAAAATATAGAATAGACGCTACACATCCATACGGAGAAGATAATGTTGGTTTAGGAAGTCTTGCGTTAGATAGCACAAGTTTAACAGGTACTAATAATGTAGGTATTGGGGTAAGTGCATTAGAATCATTAACTCTTGGATCAAACAACATAGCTGTCGGTAAAGATTCACTAGATGCTTTATTATTAGGTTCATCTAATGTGGCAATAGGTTCAAGTGCTCTTACATCAAGCACACAGGGGTCAGATAATATTGCAATAGGTGTTAATGCAGCTGGAAACAGTGTAGATTCTATAAGAAACGTAGCTATTGGTACTGAAGCGTTGAGAAATGTTACAGGAAACACTAACAATCAAAATATAGCGATAGGTTGGAGAGCAGCTGACGCATTAACTACTGGTGAAAACACTATTGTTATTGGTGCACAAGCGTTAGGTAATCAGGTGACAAGCACAACAAGAAGTACAATCGTAGGAGCTTCCGCAGCTGGTAACATCAATATTGCTACTGCAAACGATGCTACTTTAGTAGGTTTTGAGGCAGGATGGAATACTTCAGCATCTCCTATAACAGCAGTTGGTACTCAAGCAGGTAGACAATCTGGAATAAAAGGAACATATGTAGGTTATCAAGCGGGTTTAAACTCTACTGGAGCAGGAAGCACTTTTATTGGTAGTCAAGCAGGTCTTCAAAATACCACAGGTACTGACAATACACTTTTAGGGGTGTTTGCAGGTGGTGTGATGAATACTGGAAGCAACAACACTCTTTTAGGTTCTGGAGCGGGTGATTTGCTGATAAACGGTTCTGACAATGTTGTAATTGGTATGGATGCTAATGTGCAAAACGGAACCGATGCCGAATCTGTAATAATAGGAAAACAAGCGATTGGTCCTGGGCAGGCTACTGTTATTGGAAATGGAGCTAATGCAAATCAAGCGGGTCAAGTAGTAATTGGAAGCGGAGCAACAAGTGCAGGAGTTGCAGCACCTTACATTGCTTTTTCAGACGCTGTTGGGTCTTCTTATTTTAACAACGCAGTTGCTTCATTACAAGCTCCTGACAATGCTGGTGCAGCAGCTAAAGGTATTCCAATAGGAGGTATATATGTAGTTGGTCCAGCGGCAGGTCCTCCATCAGATCCAGCTACACTTGCTATTAGAACGCAATAAATAAAGTAAAATAAAATGGAATATATTAGAAAAGTCTCGATTGGATCGGACTATAAATCCTCTATGAATTATGTAGTAGGTCAGCCTGTTTTATCAACATATACTATTCACGTAATTAAAAAAGAATCAGACGGAAGTATATCTGTATATGTTGAGAATAATAAAAAAGAAATTGTATTGTGGAAAAACTTTAATGTCACGATGCCAGTGGTGTTGGAATACAATATAAATTACTAATATGAAAATAAAACCATTGCTAGACTTTTTGGTAACACCATTAAATGGGCAGAGGTATGATAATGTTAGTAAAAAAGGAAACAAAAAACTAATCATAAGTACTTCTCAGGAAGACCATACTGCCACCAATAGAGTTGCCACTGTATTAGAAACCCCAGTGGGATACGAGGGGAAAGTAAAAGAAGGAGATAATGTTATTGTCCATCACAATGTATTTAGGCGTTTTTATAACATGAAAGGAGTAGAAGAATCAGGCCCATGTCATTTTAAAGATGATTTGTATTTAGTTCCTAATGATCAAATTTATTTTTATTTTAGAGACAACAAGTGGAACTCTACAGGGAGGTATTGTTTTATAAAACCAATTGAAAAAAAAGAAGAAGATTTATTGTCTATAGAAAAAAACGAAGAATTACTAGGTAAGATACATACGTCAAATAAATATTTAGATGACTTAGGATTAGATGAAGACGATATTGTTGTTTTTAGCCCTGATGTAGAATATGAGTTTAAGATTGATGATGAAATATTATATAGAGTAGATAGTAGAAAAATATGCGTGACGATTTAAAAATAAAAAAACTAAAAGCTGATATTATTTCAGCAGGAGAAGTAGCTGTAAAAGAGTTAATTAAGGTTGCTAAAGAAGATATTATTAAGTATGATGCAGACGATGACTTAGCGGCAGATAGATTAAAGAACGCAGCAGCTACTAAGAAACTAGCCATATTTGACGCTTTTGAAATATTAAATAGAATAGAGTCAGAAAGAGCTATTTTAGAAGAAAAGCCATTAAAAAAAGAAACATTTACAGGATTTGCAGAGAGGAACTCAAAATAAAAATTCTGTACAAGAATCTGTACAATTAGTAGATGTATTAGAAGAATACATACCGAAGACCGTACTGTCTACAAAAAATAAACATAAGAAATGGGAATACGGATACAACGAAAAGTACGATGTTATTGTAATATCAAAAGACGGTACATTAGGTGAAGTATACGACATTCAAGGTTTGAAAATCGGCTTACCTAAGACTCCTAAAAAATGCAACTCTAGGTATAATAAATGGGTTAGAAACGAGATGCCAAAGGAGCTAGGTTATTTAAAAACAATATTCGATTGGCAAAAGAAAGAATCAGACTTTAAAAATAAATGGGTTAATTATGTAGAGGAAGAGTTTGTAAACAGAGAAGAAGGATATTGGTTCATGAATAATAACAAGCCAACTTACATGACAGGATCTCATTATATGTATCTGCAATGGAGTAAGATAGATGTAGGTTATCCTGAGTTTAGAGAAAGTAATAGGCTGTTTTATATATTTTGGGAAGCGTGTAAAGCCGATAAGAGATGTTTCGGCATGTGTTACTTAAAAAACAGACGTTCTGGGTTTTCATTCATGAGTTCATCTGAAGCGGTTAACCAAGCCACGATAACTAGAGATGCTAGAGTGGGTGTGTTATCTAAAACAGGTGGAGACGCTAAAAAAATGTTTACAGACAAGATAGTTCCTATATCTACACGATATCCGTTCTTTTTTAAACCCATACAAGATGGTATGGATAAACCTAAGACTGAATTAGCATATCGTGTTCCAGCTAGTAAAATAACTAGAAAAAGTTTAGATAAAGAGCAAGAGCTAAAGTTAGATGGTTTAGATACAGTGATAGATTGGAAAAACACTTCAGACAACTCATACGATGGTGAAAAACTATTATTGTTAGTACACGATGAAAGTGGTAAGTGGGAGAAGCCTGAGAATATCCTAAACAATTGGAGGGTAACAAAAACGTGCTTGAGGTTAGGTAGTAAGATAGTTGGTAAGTGCATGATGGGTTCTACGTCTAATGCTTTGGATAAGGGAGGAGAAAACTTTAAAAAATTATTTAATGACTCTGACGTGACAAAAAGAAATGCAAATGGTCAGACTAAAAGCGGTTTGTATTCATTGTTTATTCCAATGGAGTGGAACTTTGAAGGTTATATAAATGAGTTTGGTCACCCTGTATTTAGAACTCCTGATAAAAAAGTAAAAGGCGTAGATGATGAGTATATAAACATTGGTGTTATTGACTATTGGAAAAACGAAGTAGATTCTCTAAGGGACGATGGAGATGCACTAAATGAATTTTACAGGCAGTTTCCAAGGACAAAAGAACATGCGTTTAGGGACGAAACAAAATATTCTATTTTTAATTTAAACAAAATATACCAGCAGATAGATTACAATGATTCTGTTATTGGACAACATTATTTTACAAGGGGAGCTTTCTCATGGAGGGATGGCGTTAAAGACACAGAAGTAGTTTGGCATCCAAACCCTAAAGGGAGGTTCCTAATATCGTGGACACCGCCAAAACATTTACAGAATAGATATGTTGTTAAAAACGGAGTAAGATATCCGGGTAATGAGCATATTGGAGCTTTTGGATGCGATAGTTATGATATATCAGGTACAGTAGGAGGGATAGGTTCAAATGGAGCTTTACATGGGTTAACTAAGTTCAATATGGATGATGCTCCATCAAATGAGTTTTTTCTTGAGTATGTTGCTAGACCTCAAACAGCTGAGATATTTTTTGAAGAGGTTCTTATGGCGTGTGTTTTTTATGGAATGCCAATCTTAATAGAGAACAATAAACCTAGACTTCTTTATCACTTAAAAAATAGAGGGTATAGAGGTTTTAGTATGAACAGGCCCGATAGACCATCTAATAAGCTTTCTAAATCCGAAAAAGAACTAGGTGGTATACCTAACTCATCAGAAGATATTAAACAAGCTCATGCCGCTGCTATTGAAAGTTATATTGAAAAATACGTTGGCTTTGATTTAGACGGAACGTACAGGGATGCTGATGAAATAGGATCAATGTATTTTAATAGAACACTAAATGATTGGGCTAAATTTAATATAAACAATAGGACGAAGTACGATGCTTCAATTAGCTCAGGACTAGCTATTATGGCCAATCAGAGGCATTTATATACCCCTATCAAAAAAGAGTCAAAAATAAGCATTAAATTTGCAAGATACGACAATAAAGGTAAATCTAGCACAATCTTAAAATAAATGAAGAATATAAACGTAGTTATAAATCCAGCCAACTTTCCAAATCAAGATGTTAGTGACTCAGTTAAATCATCAATGGAGTATGGTCAACAAGTGGGTCAGTCAATACAGTATGAATGGTTTAGAAGGGACGGCAATGGCTGTCGGTTTTATAGTCAGTGGCTAGAGTTCCACAGAAGAAAGCTATATGCAAGAGGTGAACAACCAATAGGTAAGTATAAAAATGAGATTGCTGTAGATGGTGATTTGTCGTATTTGAACTTAGATTGGACACCAGTACCTATCATACCAAAGTTTGTAGATATTGTCGTAAATGGAATGGGAGACAGGTTGTTTGATGTTAAAGCATATGCACAAGATGCATTGTCAAACGAAAAGAGACAGGAGTTTCAAAACCTAATTGAAGCTGACATGATCGCAAAGCCTATCCTTGATATAACTCAAGAGCAATTAGGAATAGACATGTTTAACACTCCACAAGATGAACTACCTACTAACAGTGCTGAGTTAGATCTTTATATGCAAATGAATTATAAACCAGCTATTGAAATAGCAGAAGAAGAAGCTATCAATACGGTTTTAGAAATGAACCACTACAAAACTAGGATTCGCCAAAGAATGAATTACGATTTAATGACTTTAGGTGTGAGTTTTGTAAAGCATGATTTTTATCCAGGTGCAGGTGTAAAAGTAGAGTATGTAGATCCTGCTTCTTTAGTTTACAGTTATACAGAAAGCCCTACTTTTGAAGATTGCTTTTATTATGGCGAAGTAAAACAAATACCAATAACAGAATTAGTTCAAATCAAACCAGATATAACGAATGAGGAACTGGAAGAAATATCTCAATTGTCTTCTTTATGGTATAACTACTACGGTATCTTACGACCTTACTATGATACTTTATTTCAGAAAGATGTGGCTACTTTATTGTTTTTTCAGTATAAGACAACTAAGACGATGGTTTACAAAAAGAAGAAGTTACCTAATGGTGGTGAAAGAATTATACCAAAAGACGATAACTTTAATCCGCCAGAAGAGTCAACAGAAAACTTTGAAAAATTGTCTAAGAAAATTGAAGTGTGGTATGATGGAATAATGGTTATGGGTAGTACAAAGATGTTGAAATGGGAACTTTCAAAGAACATGGTTAGACCTGCTTCAGCTTCACAAAAAGCATTACCAAATTACATTGGAGCAGCTCCAAGAATGTATAAAGGTGTTATTGAGTCATTAGTAAGAAGAATGATAAACTTTGCAGACCTTATACAAATAACACACTTAAAACTTCAGCAAGTAATATCTAGAGTAGTTCCTGATGGTGTTTTCATTGACGCTGATGGATTAAATGAGGTAGATTTAGGAACAGGAGCCGCCTACAATCCAGAAGATGCGTTAAAGCTTTACTTCCAAACGGGATCTGTAATAGGTAGGTCATATACGCAAGATGGTGAGTTTAATAATGCTAGAGTGCCGATTCAAGAACTAGGTACAAATAGTGGTCAAGCTAAAATGGCTAGTTTGATTAATTCATACAACCACTATTTAAATATGATTAGAGATGTAACCGGATTGAACCAAGCAAGAGATGCATCTACACCTGATCCAAACGCATTAGTTGGTTTACAAAAGTTGGCTGCCCTAAACTCCAACGTAGCTACAAGACATATATTAGATGCCAATCTACAGATATCACAAAAACTAGCGGAGGCTTTATCACTAAGAGTAGCTGATCTATTAGAGTATGCTGACTTCAAAGAAGAATTCACTAATCAAATAGGGAAATATAAAGTAAACTTATTGGATTCTATAAAGGATTTATACCTACATGATTTTGGCATATTTATAGAAGTAGCCCCAGATGAAGAGCAAAAAGCACAGTTAGAAGCTAACATACAAACTGCATTACAGCGTGATCAAATAACTTTAGAAGATGCCATCGACATTAGAGAAGTTAAAAACATAAAATTAGCTAACGAGGTGTTAAAGTTGAAACGTAAGAAAAAGCAAGAACAAGATCAAGCTTACGAGCAACAAAAAATGCAACAACAAGCTCAGATTAATGAACAGTCTCAAATAATGGCTGCTCAAGTAAACATGAAAAAGACTGAAGTAGAGACACAAGCTAAGATTCAAATAGAACAAGCTGAAGCTCAATTTCAAATTGAAAAAATGAAAAAAGAGGCTGAATTGAAAAAGCAACTAATGGACTACGAGTTTCAGTATCAAATGCAACTTAAAGGTTTAGATGCTAATGCACTTCAGTCTAGAGAAACACAAAGAGAAGAGGCCAAGTCAGAGCGAATAAGCCAACAAAACACAGAGCAATCTAAATTGATTCAACAAAGACAACAAAAGCTACCAGCTATAAACTTTGAGTCCAACGAAGATAGCCTTGATGGCTTTGATTTGTCTGAGTTCGAGCCAAGATAAAAATATTTAGTAACTTTGTGTAAAATTAAATCAAATCAAATATAATGGAAAATTGGAAAGTTAGAGAAGTTTCTTCTGAAGAGAAGAGTCAAGCTCAAGTAGAGCAAGAACTATTGGATAAAGCAGAAGCTAAAAGTTCTGAAGAAGTAACCGAAGAAAAAGGTGAAACTACAGAAGTAGCTCAAGAAGAAAAAATTGATGAGTCGCAACCAACTCAGGAAGTTCCTGTTACGGAAGATTCACCAACACCTCAGATGACTGAGGAAGACGTTCTTTCTTTTTTGAAAAACAGATACAACGATGAGATAACTTCACTTGATCAGTTTAGAAATAAACAGGATGAATCACAGAAGTTACCAGACGAAGTTTCTAGTTATTTGAAATTTGCTAAGGAAACAGGCAAAGGGTTTGAAGATTTTGTTAAAATTAACAGAGATTTCAGTTCAATGCCTGCTGATGACTTAATTCGCGAATACTATTCAGAAATCAAACCCCACTTAGATTCTGACGATTTAGAGTTTGAGATGGGAGAAAAGTTTGGTTACGATGAAAGTATAGACGATGAGGCATCCATTAGGAAAAGGAAAATAGCTAAAAAAGAAGTTCACAAAAAGGCGATGGATTACTTTGAAAAACTAAAATCTGATTATTCTAATATAGTTGAGTCAACTAAACAAACAGAAGAAAAGATTGAAAAGCCAAGTAAGCCTGAGTCTAATAGTGTATCTACAGATGAAATTAATAAGAGGAATGCTTTCTTTTCTGAAAAGACAAATGAGTACTTTAAAGATTTCGATGGCTTTGGATATAAATTCAATGATCAAGAAATAAAATATACGGTTTCAGATGTCAATAAAGCAAAAGAAAACCAATCTGACTTAAATAATTTTATAAAGCTTCATGTAAATGATGATGGCTACCTAAAAGATGCGGAAAGTTACCATAAAGCTATGGCTGCTGCTTTTAACCCTGATGGTTTTGCAAAGTTCTTTTATGAAAAAGGAAAAGCAGATGCAATCAGCGCAGATGTCAAAGCTACTAAAAACATCGACATGGGATTAAGGTCTAAACCTGTTACATCACAAGCTCCAAAATTAAAAGTCACTGCTCTTAGTAAAGATTCTGGAAATTCACTACGAATAAAAAGTAACAAGAATAAATAAAACTAAAAATTAGAAATAATGGCAGGAACATTGCAAGGTACTCCAGCACCAGCGTTAAGCCCATCATCGGTAAAAGCTGCGTTGCCTGGAAACTACATTACAGATTTCGATTTCTTAAATCAGTATCTACCTGATACTTACGAAAAAGAATTCGAAAGATACGGAAACAGAACAATCTCTTCTTTTATCAGAATGGTAGGAGCTGAGATGCCAACTAACTCTGACTTAATCAAGTGGGCAGAGCAAGGAAGGCTACACACTAAATACGAAGGTTGCACAACTTCAGCAGCGGATGGACCTACAGGGTCTACAAGTGTTCCTTACGTTACTGCGGGTGCAGCTTGTAACTTCAGAGTAGGTCAAACACTTTTCTTATCATTAGAAGGTGGAGCTACTTCAAACAAAGCAATTGTAACAGCAGTAGGTGCTGACACAGCAGTTGGTACAGCTGACTCTTTTGAAGTTGCTTACTACGAAGCTGCTCAATCAGCAGGTTTTCAAGCTGGTACGATTACAGCCTTTGTATACGGTTCAGAATTCAGACAAGGTACTAACGGAATGGTTGGTTCTTTAGAGTCTGAAGACATTTTCTTAGAAAACAAGCCAATCATCATTAAAGATAAGTACGAAGTATCTGGTTCAGATGCTGCACAAATCGGATGGGTTGAAGTTTCTACTGAAGATGGAGCAACTGGATACTTATGGTATTTAAAGTCTGAGCATGAAACAAGACTACGTTTTGATGATTACTTAGAAATGGCCATGATCGAAGGTGTAATTGCTGAAAACGCTTCTGGTGCATTAGCTCAATTAAACGGATCTGCTTACCCAGCTGGTTCTTCAATTGCTAACAGTGCTGGTACTCAAGGTATGTTTGAAGCAATCGAAACTAGAGGAAACGTATGGTCAGGTGGTATTCCATCTAGTTTAGCTGACTTTGATAGCATCATCGAAAGATTAGACAAGCAAGGAGCAATCCAAGAAAACGTTCTATTTGTAAATAGAGATATGTCTTTCGCAATTGATGATATGTTAGCTGCTCAAAACTCTTACGGTGCTAATGGTACTTCTTACGGATTGTTTGACAATGACGAAGAAATGGCATTAAACCTAGGATTCTCAGGATTCCGAAGAGGATATGATTTCTACAAGTCAGACTGGAAATATCTTAACGAGTTTTCTTTAAGAGGTGGTATTGACGGTGGTAAAGTTAACGGTGTACTTGTACCCGCTGGTTCTACTAACGTATATGACCAAATCTTAGGAAGAAACGCTAAGAGACCATTCTTACATGTAAGATATAGAGCTTCAGAAACTGAAGACAGAAGATACAAAACTTGGATAACAGGTTCTGTTGGTGGTGCTAGAACAAGTGATCTTGATGCTATGGAAGTTAACTTCTTATCAGAAAGAGCTCTTTGTACTATGGGTGCTAACAACTTCGTTATTTTTAACGGATAATTGTATACAATTTGGGGGGTAGGATTGCTACCCTCCTTTTTTTTTACTTAAATTAAATACACTAAAATGAAACAAGAATTAAAACCGAGACTATATAAACTAAAAACAAAAAACACGCCTTTGAGCTTGTTAATTTCAACTAGAAACTCTAGACACAAACCATTAGTACATTTTGATGAAGAAAAGGGTTACAATAGAGCTCTAAGATATGCCACCAACCAAAAGTCTATTTTTGAAGACGAACAGGATGGTCATGTTATTGTAGGAGCTGTAGTCTTTGAGGATGGTTTCTTAAAAACAAAAAAAGAAGATGTTGTCTTACAAAAGTTTTTAAGCCTACACCCAGACAATGGAATAGTGTTTGAGGAAGTAGATACAGAAAGAGACGCTCAAGAAGATTTAGAGTACATCAATTATGAAGTAGATGCTTTGATTGCCGCTAGAGAAATGGAGCTTGACCAAATGGAAGCCATAGCTAGAGTAGCATTAGGTGTTGACGTAGATAAAGTAAAGACAGCTGAATTAAAAAGAGACATCTTAATATTCGCTAGAAACAACCCACAAGAATTCTTAGAAGCTTTAGATAATGAAGATATTGCATTAGAATCTATGGTAAAAAGAATGTTTACTGAAAATTTGTTGTCATACAGAAGAAAAAACAGAGAGGTTTATTTCAACTTAAAAAACAACAAAAAAAGAATGTTATTAGTTAAACACGGTGAAGACTACGTAAAAGCGACAATGTCGTATTTTCACACTGAAGAAGGGATGGAAGCATTAGATGCTTTAGAAAACAAACTTCTGAGTTAAAACAAACTTTTATCTTAAATTAAAGGCTCCTTATAGGGGTCTTTTTTTTTACTTATCTTTGTAAGAAATATTCCCGAATGATTAATGAAATTAGAAATACCGTATTAGCAATAATAAATAAGAATAATAACGGTTACATGACTCCAGAGGAATTTAATTTATTTGCAGAGCAAGCACAACTAGAAGTATTTGAATCTTATTTCTTTGACTTAAACAATTGGATTGTAAAAAAAAACCAACGAAGGTCAAACTCTGACTACGCTGACATCACACAACAATACGAAGAAGTAATAGATATTTTTTCAGAAACTAAACCTTTGAGTCATAACTTAGGAAACACATTTTTTACACCAAGTCTTTCTACTACTGGAGATGATTGGTATACTTTAAACAGATTAACAGCTTACGAAACTCTTTTAACACAAGGAACTAACGATAGTGTTGGTTTAAATGCATTAGAAGATACAACAGCAGATTTTTCCGCAGCAGGGGTAAGTGTAGGAGATATAGTAATTAGTTTAGATCCAGCTTTAAATCCTGAAGATGCAAAACACGCATATGTAACTTTGGTCCAAACTCAAGCTTTAGGACTAACTAGTAATATATTTCCTAATCAACCAGTGGGATATCGAGTTTATAAAGCTTCAGCAGCTAGAGATGTAGAAAGAGTAAGTCAAGGTAAAATAATAAAACTTAATAGCTCTAACCTAACTACACCTACATCTGATTATCCAGCTTACACATTGGAAGATGTTTTGGTAAGTGCTTACCCTCTAACTATAGATGATTTTGGTGAGTTGTTTTGTCAGTATGTTAGATATCCAGTTAAGCCAAATTGGACTTACAATGCGATAGGTCCCGATGGAGATCCTGTTTTTGATTCTTCTAATGTTAATTACCAAGACTTTGAGCTTCCGTTAGATGATTCAATAGAACTAATTATTAAAATATGTGGCTATGCAGGTATAAGCATACGTGAGCCTGAAGTGGTTCAGTTTGAGCAAATACAACAAGGGCAACAAAACCAAGTAACACAATAAGCGTATGGCATATTCAATGACAGATCAGAAATATTACACCAATAATGGAGTTGTTCCTACAAATATAAATTGGGGTAACTATCAGTATGTATCTCTAAAAGATATTGTAAACAACTTTGAACTTATGTTTGAGGGTGATGAAAATTTAGTTAGTAAGCAAAACAGATACAAAATATTATTTCACGCAAAACGAGGTATACAAGAAGTAAATTACGATGCATTAAAGAATATTAAAATATTAGAGATGGATGTATGTGACACACTTAGATATGTGTTGCCTGCTGACTACGTAAACTACGTTAGAATATCTTTATTTAAAAACGGTATATTATTTCCACTTATAGAAAACTTCCAAACTAATTATTCTTCTGCATACTTACAAGATGATGACTGCGAAGTTTTATTTGATATTGATGGCAATGCTTTAGGTAGCACATCTGCTATAGATAATAAAAGAATTATGGGAACTAAGCCATCGTTATATTTAAATCCAGGTCACCCTTATGACGGTAGAGAAGGATATTGTTGCGATGGTCAGTGGTATTTTACTTATGGATTAGGAGGTAAGTATGGAATGAACACTACTTTAGCTAATCAAAATCCAAACTTCAGAATAGATAAAAAAGGAGGCGTAATAAACTTCAGTTCTGACATGAAAAACCAATTGGTTATCTTAGAATATGTATCAGATGGTTTAGAAAGAGGTCATGATGATGACGTTATGATTAATAAGTTAGCTGAAGATTATTTGTACGCTTACATAAAGTGGGCTATATTAGATAATAAATTAAACGTTCCTGAGTACGTAGTAAATAGAGCTAGAAGAGAAAAGAGTTCAAAACTACGTAATGCTAAAATTAGATTAAGCAATCTCCACCCAAGTAGGATTCTTATGCCACTTAGAGGTAGAGCTAAATGGATTAAATGAAAATAACTAGAACTTTTACCGCAGGTATAATGAACAAAGACCTCGATGAGAGGTTAATACCACAGGGTCAGTATCGTGATGGTCAAAACATTGGAGTATCTACATCAGAGGAGTCAAATGTCGGATCTATTGAAAACATATTAGGTAACACACAAGTTGGTGGAGATTTATCATATTTGAGTGCTGATGCGGCTGCTATCGGTGCTATTGCTGATGGAGCTAATGAAGAGTTTTATTGGTTTGTAACAGACACTGACTTTGATTACATATTAAAATATAATGAAACAGGAAATACTGCGAGTATAGTTTTAAAGGATACAAAAGGTAGAGTTCTTAAATTTGACAAAGAATACACCATAACAGGTATTAATTTAATAGGTGGTCTTTTATTCTGGACAGACAATTTAAACCAACCTAGGAGATTAAACATTGACAGGTATTATGCCACGGATGGTTTCACAGAAGACGACATCTCTGTTATAGTAAAACCACCATTAAACGCTCCTGTAATTGAATTACAAAACACAACTGGATCGCTTATACCCGCTCTATTAGAAAACACGGTAAATAATATATCAGAGAAATATATACGTTTTGGCTATAGATGGAGGTATGAAAATAATGAGTATAGTGCTTTGTCTCCGTTTTCAGCTACATCTTTTGGGGCTACCAACTTTGCTTTCGATTATGCA